GAAAGCTACGAGCAGATCATTGAAGCATGCAAAACTGCCTGGAACTGGCTCATCGCTGACCCCGACCGCATAACCTCAATCGGCAGCCGGGATTGGGCACGTGTCAATCTTTAGCCGGGTTGGTATCATTTGCAAGCTCATGAACCGCGTGATGCCTATACGACGCCAAACGACAAATTTGGCGGGGCAATTCCCAACACAATCCTTGAAACGATTGGCGGACCCGGCGCGATTCGAACGCGCGACCTTTGCCTTCGGAGGGCGGTATTCCGGGTGGATAGGGGGCGCAACGAGGCGACAGAAGCAGACGAAACCGTTGAAATTGCTTAATTTGTCTACTTGTGGGCGTTTGTGGTTTCCCTTGACCGTGTAGCTATTTTGTAGCTATCTGGCAAATAGCTACACGACACAGCTACTCCGCAGGACATGAAATGGCATCCGAAAAAATCACCGCCGCCTTGCTCGATAGGCTTAAAGAGCCGTGCACGATATGGGACACTGATGTTCGCGGCTTCGGCGCGCGCGTGCAGGCGAAGGGCGGCGACGTGACCTTTGTTTGGAAGGGAAAGAACCCGCTCACCAAGCGCCAGGTGTTTTTGACCATCGGCCGACGCGGCAAAGGCGATTGGGGAATAGACGACGCGCGCCGGAAGGCTGCCGAGTATCGGGACGCCGTGCGGCTTAACCGCGACCCGACCGCAGAACGCGAGGAAGCCAAGCAGCACGTCATGACGGTTGCGGAGCTGTGTGACGCCTACGTTGAGGCGATGCCCACCCTGCTACTCTCCCGCGCCGGCAGGCCCAAGAAAGAAAGCACAATCGGGACCGACAAAAGCCGGATCGGGGCGCACATCAAACCGCTGTTGGGCAAGCTGTTGGTCCCGGCTGTCACCGTGGCGGATATCGAGACTTTCCTTCAACGTGTCGCCAAGGGGGAAACCAAAACTAAGCGGAAGGAGACGGGGCGGGGCAGCCCGGTGAGCGGCGGCAAGGGCACCGCTAGCCGCACCGTGGGGCTTTTAGGCGCGATATTTTCCTACGCCGTGAAGCGGAAACTGCGCCCTGACAACCCTGTGCGCGGCGTGGTGCGCTATGCCGACGCCAGGCGGGAGCGCCGGTTGACCGCAGACGAATATAAGGCACTCGCCGCCGGTCTCACGCTCGCCGCCGCGGAGGGCGTCAACCAGTACGGCATTGCCGCCGTTCGCTTCCTCGCCGTGTCTGGCTGGCGGCGCGGCGAGGTTGTCAATCTCAAATGGGCGGACGTGGACCAGGCGCGGCGCACCGCCGCGCTCGGAGACACAAAAACGGGCCGGTCAATCCGCCCGCTGTCTCGTGCCGCGCTGGCTGTGCTGGCGACGGTCCCGAAGCGGTCCAGTAACCCATACGTGTTCCCTGCCGCATCGGGCGAGGGCGCTATCGGTGGCCTGCCGCGCCATTTTGAAGATATTCGTGACAAGGCGAATCTGCCGGCGGACATCACCCCTCATGTGCTGCGCCATTCCGTCGCCTCCATCGGCAGCGACGCCGGGTTGAGCGAGGCGGCTATCGCCACTCTTTTAGGTCACAAGTCCGGGACGATCACGAGCCGCTATATCCATTCTGCCGACGCTGTATTGTTGGCCGCTGCGGACAAGGTTGCCGACTCGGTATTGGTGATGATGGGCGAAAAGCCCGAGAAGAAGCCGGGCCGGAAACGCGCCGCGCCGGATAAAGTTGCCATCGCTCAGGACGCGCCGCAGGTTTCCGCCGCGATAAGCTGAGGGAATACCAACAGGAAACAGAATGACTCCGTTTTCAATCCATTAATCGGGGCCAAAAAAGCCAAGAAATATTTGTTTGATTGTGAAATCAGTATCTTGCCTCTTGAGTGTGGGTCTTGGTTGAGGAAACACTGACCTTTCGGAACTAGGCGCACACAAGCGATCCCAAGCGATATGACGCCAAAGCCTAGGAATTTCAACAATCATCGGGGACGCTCCGGCAGTTATCCACAGGGTTTCGCCCTGTCGCGAATCGGGGATTCTGATTAGAACGCCAAATACCGACATGACAAGCAGGGGACAGACATGGGCATCAGTGTTACAGAAGACGATGATTTTCTCGACAAGACGGAGGCCGCCGCACTCTTCAAAATAAGTGAGCGGACCCTTGATAGATTGCCGGGACTGCCTCGCATCAGGATCAGCGAACGGCGGATCGTTTACCGTCGTAGCGCGCTACTCGACTACATCAACTCACGTTCGGAGGCGGCGTAGGCCAGAAGCGGCCCGCGACCGAACCCCAAACGAAAACCGCCGCCAGAATTGCTTCGGGCGGCGGCTTGGAAAAGTGATAATCTGTATCTCGCAAATCAGTTATCTCATTTTCCTCAGCGCATGTCAAATAAATTCGGCAGCATCGGGAAGATTTTTTCAATGCAGAGTATAACTGAAAATGATGCAACGCTCGCATCAGAACAACATGTTGCCGCGCACGGCGGCGGGCTGCCGGCACCAATGACGCCGCAGAATTGTGACTTAAGCAAATGCGCGTGGATGCCTCTGACGATTGCGGCGTTGAAAGGGTCTCGGACCTGGATGCGGTGTAAGCGCAATCCGGAGTTAGCGTTCTACCTCATCAACCTCTGGACCGCCGCATGGCACCAGACTCCGGCCGCATCATTGGACGATGATGACGATTATTTGTGCGACCTCTCCCAATGTGATCCGCAGCATTGGCCCGCGGTGCGCGAGTCGGTTATGGCGGGATGGCAGAAATGTTCCGATGGCCGACTCTATCATAAATTTGTAGCCGAGGAAGCCGTAAAGACGTTCGCATTCGTCCTCAAGAACGACGCTAAACGAGAGAAAGACAGGCAACGCCTGGCTGATTGGCGCGAAGCAAAGAGGCTCAAGGCCGAGGTAGATAAAGCCGCAGCGGCAGAATCAAACGCGGAGAAAGATGAAACGTGTTTCGAAACTCGCAAGGAACACGTACGAAACGAGGCTGAAACGCCTATAACAAGACAGGACAATACAAAACATAACCATACAGAACAAAAGAAAGAAGAAAAGAAGGAAAAAGAGGTTGTCACCGCCAAGGCGGCGACCTCGCAAAAAGGCCATAGGCTCCCCCTCGATTGGCAGCCCACCGTAGACGATATTCGTTACGCCATGAGTCTAGGCATAGATGCCGTAAACACGGCAGAGGCGTTTCGAGACTACTGGCACGCCGCCGCCACACCGACCGCGAGAAAATTGGATTGGCGACTGGCGTGGAAAACATGGTGCCGCCGGGAACGAGACAACAACAAGAATCGCCCAAAGCCTTCCGGGCTGGACGAAAACACCCGGCGCATCGCGGAGCTTGAGGCCGAATTGACAGGCAACCCCCCGCCACCGCCCGATGACTTTTTCGCCGGCACAACCCTTGATGGAGATTTCAGCCTTGTCCAATAGCCCGAACACTCAAACAACCCCCGCGTGGTACGTGCCATGAGCGGTGTCGTGAACCTCACAGTTGAAGCCGCCGGGACCGCCTGGATGAGCGCCGAAATGGCTTACCAGCGGACGTTGGAGAAAATCCAAAAAATCCGCGCCAAAATAGCGGCGGTACAGGCTGAACTCGACGCCGGCTCCCCTGACTCATTCAAGCTGTTGAAGAAATTGTCCACGCTTACCACTGCATGGCACAAGGCCACCGAATCCATGAGCGCCCACTATGCCCTTGTGCAATTCGCTGACGAACTGGTGAAATTGGCACGCGAGGCCGAGAAAGGAAGGAAAAACGGCTCCATTTAAGGCGGGAAAGTCTGACGTGCCCCTTGAAGGTTAGTCCCGCGCCTGCGCGCGACCCCTACCACCCCGCACCCCATGCCAGGACCGCCAGGGGCCATTGCCAAGCGGCGGCGGGGCGGGCAGGCGCTCCCTCACCGCCCGAACCAGCGGCCAAGCCCGTCTACGGGGCTTCCAGTCCGTTTTTCTGCTGCGTTTTCGAAATGGTTGCACCGCTAGGCTCATTGCCAATACCGGAAATCTGACGTTAGCATGGCGGCGGATCGGGGGTTCTCCCGCGATTGCTCGCGGGTGGCCACGAGCCACCGATCCGCCTCCCACGGCCAGCCATGGGACCATGCCGCCGAGAAGGCGCTGTCACCAATCTACAAGGCGCGACAATTCTTCCTCAGCTTCGCCTACCGCGAACCAACCGCCGGTTGACTGGTCCACCGCAAGCGCGACACGCATTTTGATGCGCGTTTATCGTCCAAGCAACCAAAATAAGCACCATAGCAGGGTACATTATTACCCTAGCTAGGGTAATAAATACGCTAGCTAGGTTACTTTATGACTCAAAATTAACTTCGACTCGACGGTCTAAGTTAGACGCGCCAGCACGTTTGCCACCGCCTGCGCCGTCCATTTGCCACCGCGCGCGGTGCGGATACCATCGGATGCCAGGCGTCCGGCAATGGCGTTTAGGCTGAAGCCCTGCGCCTGCAATTCACAGATGATAGGGGCCACCGTCGCGGCAAACCCGTCAGCGGCCTCTACAATTGCTTTGCGGCCCATGGCGTTATTCACCTTCGGGCCACCTTTCCAGCCGCCGAGTTTCGTTCCGCGGGCCTTTGCCGCCGCTAGAGCCGCCTTGGTCCTGGTTGAAATCATGCGGCGTTCCTCATCGGCCACCACGGCCATGATTCCGATTGTCATTCGATTCGCGTGCGGCATATCGGCCGCGACAAAATCAACGCCGGCCTTTTCCAGTCCGAGCAAGAAGTGAGCATTACGACTCAGCCGGTCCAGTTTGGCAATCACCAGCCTAGCCCCTGTCAACCGGCACATGTTCATTGCCGCCGCCAGTTGCGGCCGACTATTGTTTTTGCCGGATTCGATCTCGGTAAACTCATCTAGCAGCGTCCATGAACCGCCGTTGAGATAGGCGGCAACCGCCGCTTTCTGCGCCTCAAGGCCGAGGCCGGATTTTCCCTGTTTTTGAGTGCTGACGCGATAATATGCGACATGTTTGCCCTGGGCCATTATTTCGACTCCGGCTTCGGGTGATCCGCGAGAAAGTCCATTATCGAAGGCTCTGCGCGGCGCGCGGCGGGCTTGCGTTGACGGTCCTGATACATGGCAAACAACGTGCTCTGGACAGGCTGGGCGGGCTTTGACGGTTGCGGGGCAATATCCCCCACGTAGTCACCGTCCAAGGCAAAAAGCCCGCTCATGCCGCCCAACGTGCGACATTTAGGTGCGCAGCAAGCAATTTCGCCTCGCGGCAGGCGTCGGCAGCAGACTTGAAAAAATCCGCATCGTATTGCCCGTCACCTAAAATCATAACGCAGTGCGTAAAGCCGTTCTCCGCAAACCACGTTTCGCCCATGTCCAACACGCCATATTCAGCAATCATGTTCTGAATTTCTCCGTAAGCCACGGCGGTTTCGGCCATTACACGCCACCGGCCAGGAATGATTGCACGGTTGACTCACGCTCTGCCGGGCAACGGAAAACGGTATGAAACGCGGGCTTTTTCGCGCCGGGCTTCGTCACCTTGGCGAAATACTGCACGCCCGGCTTGCCCTTGCGATTCGTGTAGGTCCGCTCGTAATACTCGATTTCGGGACCGGGGATAAATTCGGCCGCATAATCCGCTTCCTCGATTTCAGCCATCGCCGCGGACTCCATCGCGTAAGTGTCATCCGTGCTGTAAACCGGGCAACCAGACAATTCGCGGCCGATTGCGTCCAACAAGTCATTCACATCGGGCCGGTCAGCCGCATCGCCAAAATAACCGGCTTCCCAAGCCATGCGGGCAGCGTCATCCGGGCAAATGCCGGAGTCATCGCGGACCAGCATCTTACGGAACGGACGCGCCTTGTGCCATTTGCGCGCATCCATCGAAACCAGGCACGACGCGCCGATTGTGGGAGACTGATTACGGAAAAGCCGAATGCCGCCGGATTTTGAGAGATATTCGCAGAGGGAAACGTAGGTTGCCATGGTTTTCTAATCCTAAACGACGGTGGTTGTCTAGTTTTAGAAAGCCTGTTTCAGTCTGTCAACCGAATAATCGCGGGCCATCGAAAATAAATTGTTTCGTTGACGACCATCCCGGCGGCGCTCACAACGGCGGAATCGTTTCACGTTGCAAAACGCACCAGAAGGCGCTACAGCCCGCACCATGTCCAGCCGGGTGGATTGTGCGACTACGGCCACGCCGGCCAGCGTGCGCTTGCGTGGCAGGCGGCGCGCGCCACGTTTGGGCGGACGCCTGGACGCATAGGCGCGCGAAATGCGGACGCCGGGGCACGCGCAACGCACGGCAGCAGGCGCACACGCTGGCACGCGATCTATATCTCTATGAGATGCCCCCCCCCACTTGGGTTTCAAACCGGCGTCGTTGCCCGCCGCCGCCCCCAAAAATTTTTTCGGAAAACCAAAGTTTCGATTTCTGCCGGAGCGATCCTGGCCCGTAGCTATCCGGCGTCGTGTTCGGTAGGAAAAAAGATGCCCTCAAATCTGAGGGGATGTCCAAGGTGCTGATGTCCCTCAAAACATTGTCATGCCGCTCGTCGAACATGGCGGCGATGTTTTTGCTGTTCGCCACCGGCCGGCCGTCGCGGGCTTCCAGGCGGTCAAACGCGGCGGACGGCCCGGGTCATCATTGACCGGCAGCACTTCCTCGAACACCCAAACCTCGAAGCGTTCGGCGGCGGGGAGTGTGCTGTGAACGATCAGGCGCAGCACGTCGGAAAAGGTGATGATCCTGATATTCTGCGTGCCGCCCGCCGTTTTGAGGGGGTGCAATTTCTGCACCCCGCCGTTGACTTGGCGTTGCCTCTATTTTCCCTTGCTTTTTTTCAAAAGCAGCGCAACCGCTTCCTCGCCCAGCTTCTGCATCGGCACTCCACGATCAACGGCCAAGTGCTTTATCTCTTTTAGCGTTTCTTCGGAAAGAAAGATCGAAAACACCCTCTTATTGACTCTTGTGACCGGGAGAGGCTTGGCAGTCCCCGTGGCCTTTGGCGGTTTCATTGCGTCGACTCCAGACAATTCGGCGTGATCATAGCACTTTGCCGCGTCCGAGCGTCCAAGTCACGAAAAACCCACAGGCAAAATTCTGAAAAATTCTAAATCATTTAACTGTGGAGGTGTTGACACCTTGCGCGCGCGCCGATACCGTCGCTCATCAACAACGAACGGAGGGAAAAACGGGCAGCTGCGCCCGGCTAAATCCAAAAATTTCACGCAAAATTCTAATCTTCGTTTTCGATCACGCAACTTGCGACCGAATGCCGCCGGCATCCGGCTACTCTTTTAGGAAAGTGCAAACTATGACTCGCGTTGCAAACAGATCACTCGCCGCAAAACTGATCCCTTGCCGCCGCCCGACAATGACGGCGGCGGAACAGGCTGTCGCGTTCGGAACGGCGCAGCGCATCGAAGATGAGAATTGCCTCAAGACGGTTTCTTGCTCCGATTGCGCCGTCCCGTGCGCCCGATACCTTTCCAGGTTTTTGCCGCACTCGCAGCGCTCTGCGCAATTCGCCTAAGAATCCGAAAACCAAGCGACGGGGGCTGCGTTACGCAGCCCCTTTTTTGTGCGCCAAACGCGGCGCGACAACCCATGCTTTAAGGCAGACATGACATCAGAAGCCCCGCCGCCCTCATATTCACCGATCACCGCGGCCTACGTCATCGACCGCCTCGCCGTCGCCGCCGCCGCCCTGCCGGCGATGCTATCCACGCCCGCAGGCATTGAGTTTGCCAAGCCATCGGCGGGCATCGTGCAACCGTTCTTTTCGGCGTTCGGCCCGAAGCTGCCACGAGTGCGAGCGCAATCTCTGAGTCGGCCGTTCATGGAATCCGTGATCGCGGTCTATTCGTGGCTCCTGCACGTGCAGGAAAACGCGCCGAAGCTGCGCCTGGTTGTTGCATTGCGCGCCGTGCCATTGCCGGGCAGGCAAATCAGGACGTGGGCCAGCATCGGCCGGAGTCTCCGCATCGACGAACGGCAAGCGAAGCGCCTGCACGATACGGCCATCGAAATGATTTTGGACGGCCTTAACGCGCCGAATCAGTGACATGGTTGTCCATGCTGGCCGGTTTTAGCCAATTATCACGAAAAAGTGATGAATGAATTAGTGGAACATTATCAGAGTGTTATGGTTATTCATGGTCATCTATCGCCATAAATGCGAAAATAATTCCGATTCTGACCTTCCAATTTGAGGCGTTTTCGGCGTATCACTACGCGATGGTTGTGGGGGTGCGTCTCCCATATACAGCAATCATGCTGCCCGCCACCCGCCCGAAGCAATTCCGGCGGGTTTTTGCTGTCCGCTCCACACATTTTTGCACGTAGGATTTTCCGATGAGTCAATCTCTCCCGGTCTATGCCAGCCTTGAGAAGTGGGAAGAAATTTCCTGCATGACTGAGCGCGCCACCCGCGCAGCCATCGCGGCCGGCAACTTGCGGGCCGTTAAGATGGGCAAGCGCGTACTCGTGCACGTCGATTCGGGCCTGTCATGGCTTTCAAGCCTTCCAGCGGTGCGCGAAACAATCGCCGCCTAAACTCCGCGCCGGCACTCGCCGGCTTCCATATCGCCGCCCAAACCGTCCCGCCGCGGAGCTTTCCGTTCTGGCGGCGCGAGGCCGCGCGGCGATCCATCACTAAACGCTAGGACAATGAGTAATGGCAGACGTGTTCAAAATCGCGGTCGAGATCGCCATGAAGAATAACGTTTCCAGTTTGCTTAAAGTGATTCAGCGCGATTTGATGGGCCTGCACTCGGCCATCGACCTGACGACGAACAAATTCTCTGCGATGCAAACCGCAGTCATCGGCGCTGGCGGGGCGATGGCCGGACTCGGCATGTTGGCTGCTTTCAAGGACATCGCCAGCGCGGGCGGCAGGGTGATCGACGCGCAAAACAAGATGCTGCAAATTGGTATCTCGCAGCGTGACGTTGCGATTGAAACAGCGAACGCCTATGCGAATATCAACATTGCTGGATCGACTCCAAGCGGCAACATCAACAACGAGACCACGCTATACGCGGTCCTCGGCACCCTCAAGGGCGCGAATGCGGCGTTACCGGCGTTCGACAAAGCGCAGTTCGCCCTGGCTTCACGCGGCATTGACACCAGCCAGTTAGACCAGGTGGTGAAGGCCCTGGATTTAATGGGGGCCTTCAACACGAACGGTCAAATTGACCCGTCCAAATTCGCCCCGGCGATGGCAACTGCCGTTTCCGCCATGTTGACGACGAACGGATTGTTGACCGGCCAGGGAATCTACCAGGCCGTAAGATTGTCCGGCCCCGCCGCAACGGCGATGGACGAGGATGCTTACTTTAAGAGCATGACGGAAGTCTTGCTGGCGCTCGGCAACCGCGGCGCTCGCGGACTGGAATATGGCGCAACGACATTCTTGGGCGGTCAAATGTCCAAGAATACCGCCATGATGTTTGACCGCCTGGGTTTGACTAACAGCGGCGATTACACCCACGAGGGCGGGCGATGGTCCTTAAAATCGGGAGCAATCCAAGGCTCCGACCTATTGCAAACCGGCAACATTGTCGGTTGGATTCAGAAATACTTTCTGCCAGACGTCGCCAAATCGGGCCTAACCGCCTTCCAGGCGGCAGCGACGTTGCCCCAAACGTTGCAGCTTCTCATCAGCACAGTTTCGGCCATGACTCCGCAAATTGCGCGGTCAGTGCAGCAGCAGGCACAAGCCGGCACGGTTGACCCTTATACTATCGCGCAACAATCTTGGACGGGCACGCTCAATGACTTGTCTCAAGCAATCGGAGGCAAGGGCGGCTTGTGGGAAGCACTCGGCACGCCCGCGGCCGGCATCGCAATCCCGATATTGAAAGACCTGACATCGGGCATCCGGGATTTTACGCATTTTCTTGGTGACAACCCGGCGCTCGCATCCGGCATCGACAAGGTGCTTCTCGGCCTGGGCGCGGGCCTCACGGTTCTGGGGTCAGCAGCGTTGGTAGGATCACTGGCCGCGATGGCCGGCCCTGGCGGGCTACTGGCGACCCTGGCTATCAGCATTGGCGGTATATCGTCCGTCTTGATTGCCGGGAATTGGAAAACGATCACTGGCGACTTTGTGAGCGGGATGACGAACATTGAGCATTCCATTCAGCGTTTCCTCTATGACTTGGAGCATCCCGGCCAAGCCTTAAAAGACCTTACGCCACCGCCGGCCGCGCCGGGCACACCGCAAGTCGGATATGGCCGCTATCAGCCGCGCGTCATCACCGCTCGGCAAGGCGGCACGTCTATGACGTGGGGCGATGCTGCAAGCGACGTTGGCAGCTTTTTCGGCGGCATCCAGAATTGGATTGACCAAGGCGCTCCGGTGACTGTGACGAATACCGGCGACCTCGCCAAGGGCGCGAACACGTACATCACCGGCCAACTGACGAAGCCTTCGCGCGGCGGGATTAACGGCGTCATCCGCCACCACGGACTCGCCTCGGCCGCGATGCAGGGCGGCACCTAAAACCTCGCCTTCAAATTACCGAATTAAGCGGCGCGGCTTGCCGTTTGAAAGTTCATTAACCCCTTGGCTTACCAAAGGCTTCAAATGTCCCTGAACAACATGCCGGCCGCTCTGCAACCCATCATCCAGCAGGGTTTTCTTGAACAGGCTTTTCAGAAGCCGTTGCAGTCCTACCTCGGCTTTCGCCTGGTGGCAGATCGCGAAGACCTCAAGACCAACTTGGGCGAAACGCTGACCAAGACCCGCGCCGGCCTGAAATTGCCCGCGACAACCCCGCTGATTGCGTCGGCCAACGTCACCACAGATAACGGCCTGACGCCTTCCACATTCGGCGTTGAGCAATACACAATCGCCATGCAGAGCTAAGGCGATACCATCGACCTCAACCAAGTAACAAGCCGCGTTGGCCTTGCGAATCAGTTTTTGAAAAACGCCCGCGTTAATGCGATTCAGGCTGCGACGAGTATTGACCGCCTAGCCCGCCGCGCCCTGTTTCTCGGCTACATGGGCGGCAACACCCGCGTGAGCGTTACCAACGGTTCTGTTGTGGCAACCGTGAGCGTCGATGACGTGCGCGGCTTTTTCCAGGCCCCGGTTTACACCACAGCCCCCTACTCTGCCGCCTCCGCTTCCCTCAATCCAGTTTCATCCGTCGCCCCCCTGGCCGCGACGATCAATGGCGTGACCGTCTCCATTATCGGGTGTGTGGCTGACGGTGTGGTAACGAACGGCGTTGTTTCCGGCGCTGGCAACGGTGACGGCAACGTGGTTCCGCCGGGGCTGACCACTGCCGAAGCAAAATTGAAGGCGAGTTACCAAGCCCTTTTTGCCGCCATGCACAATGCGGGGCGCGCTCCGACAACTCACGAAAACCACGCGCTTGCCAGCCTGCACGCCCGAATCACGAGCGTGGTCCCGGTAGATTTCCAGAATCGAATTATTGCCGGCGGTTCGGCCCGACCGGCGGACTTGGCGTTTGAGAGAAACACATGGTTGCGTGGCGCGGCTCCCGACCCGGAAGGCGACGCACCGCATAATGAGCGGATGCGACTCCTTAGCGAGACGATCAAAGCGCAGCAGGGGTTTGAAGCCGCCACCCGCGCCGCCGCCGCGCGTAACGCGCATCCCGGCATTCCGTCGTTTCAGCCCACGGCAATGAACCCCCGCCGCGGCATGGGAGCGCACTGGCACCTATAACGCCCCATCGCGCTCCGGTCATCGGGCCGTTGAGCGCGTGTTGACCGCCGCGAGGGTTTTTGCCTCTCCCTCGCGGCGGTCATTTTTCCGAAGGATTCAAGATGACCGAACAACTCCGTAAAGCCGTGTTGGCCTTCCGCGTAACCAGCGCGGCCCCGGTCCCGGTGCGCGTGCAATTTCTCGGCGGGGGCGTTCCGGTGTACCCGGAATTTTCCGTCCAGCCCGGCGGCAATCACATCACCATAAAACCGGATGGGGTGGAACAGGTGGAGTATCGCGCATCGAGGCCGCGCATCAGCCGGTACATGCGGCTGGAACACGGCTTCTGGCTAGACGGCGCATTTCACCTTTTGCCGGAAAAGCTGCCCGATACCCCGGCGGCTGCACCATGAACCGGATGCCTGTCGAATTGCGCTTGGCCGATCACACCACGGATGAATTGTGCGAACTGGTGGAGCAGGGGCTATCGAAAGCCAAAATCGCCGCGAAATGGGGCTGCACGCGCCGCCAGATTCAGTTGTGGATCGAGGGCAACCCGGTGCGCGCCGAGCGCGACCTCCTCGCCCGCCAGGTTGCCGCGGAAGCCGCCACGGATAAAGCCGAAAAGGTGCTTTTGGACATTCCCGTCAACGGCACGGTTGCCCAGGTGGCCCAAGCCCGCGAATTGTCATTTTACTACCGCTGGCTGGCTTCCAAATTGAACCCGGCGGCTTACGGCGACAAGCTGGCGATCACGCACAAGGTCGAGGTCAACCCGGATATGATGACCGACGCGCAGCTTGCGGCAATCGCGGCCGGCGGGACTGTGATCGATGGAGAAGCCGAGGACGTGACCGATGGGCAGGAACCGGCCCCGGTGCATCGGGACATGCACACCCGGAACCAGGCTTTGGCCTGATCGCTTGTCGCGCAGGTAGCTTACGTGGCGGCTGCACTGTGCGCCGCATCGCTCACCATCTCCAACAATGTAGGCCTGCGCCAGTTAGTGGATGTGGACCTATGTGGTTGACGAGCAAAGAAATAGCGCAGGTCGCTATGGTAGCCAGCTAACAAATTGAATCAAAAATTATTATTTAATTGAATCTACACGCGGTAACGTGTAGATCGCTGATTCATAAGGCAAAAAATTTGCGTGTGCAGGCAAATCAGGAGAAAAGCATGGACGATCTAAAGACAAGCCCGGCATTGCTGGAGATGCTTAAGGTTGCGGCAAGCAGGCAACCTGAACCCGGCGAGGTTGAGCGTCAACGAGTGTCCTATATCATGGGAGCGGTTAAGGATACAACAAATGTGACCGAGTCTCGCATCAGAGATGTCTTGGCCAAACAGGAAGGTTTCGCGCGCACTTGATTCTATTTGAACTTACGAACAGCGAAGGCCACCAACTCTATCAAGACCTGGAAATCTCGAACGGGAAAAGGCAATACGATTTTCTGAGGTCGATAGTAAATGTGTCGTTGGGCACGGATCGTACGTTTCTATCGCAAACGATACTGAAAGCGTTGAATTTTCACGCCATTGCCTGTCTGCATACAAACGCCGGAGAGTTTCGACCTTGTCCAGTAGAGGTTGGTCCGTACAAGCCGCCTCAGCATTATCGTGTGCAGGCGTTGATGGACGACTTTATAAACATCGTGAATTTTCAATGGCTTACGGCGGATGCGGTCGCGCTGGCGGCGTACGTCCTCTGGCGCTTGAATCACATTCACCCGTTCATCAACGGAAATGGGCGGACGGCAAGGGCTGCATGTTACTATGTCCTATGCGTCAAGTCAGGCGGATGGATCGCCGGCGATCCGATTTTGCCAACCTTGATTCGACAAAATCGAGACGATTACGTTGTGGCGCTTCAGGTGGCCGATGCAAGCTTTGCGTCAGGCTCTGCGGATTTGAGCCTACTACATAATTTGCTCACGAGATTGCTGGCAGAACAGATCGCGAGTGTGTCGGCCGCGCAACCCGCGCCATAGCTACACAATGCCATACCGCTGAGGCACCGCGCACGTTCGTAAGGGCGCGAACATTATTGTTGCTGTTTTGTAGCTATTCGATCAAAAGCACGAAACCCCGACCTGTAACCCATTGATTTATTGGCGGACCCGGCGCGATTCGAACGCGCGACCTTTGCCTTCGGAGGGCAACGCTCTATCCAGCTGAGCTACGGGTCCGGCGGGTATTCCATACAGGGAAAGGCCGGTGGCGCGCAACGTGTTGGCGGCGGATGGGTTTAGGCGTCAGGCGGCGATGGCGGGCGGTTGCGGGTTGGGCTGGGAGGTGCTGGCTTCGGCCGCCGGTTCGTAGCCCGCGGTCTCCAGCATTGCCGGGTCGCGCACTTCGGCCAAGGTGGCACGGTCGAAGCCGTTGAAGCCGGTGCGCAGGCAGGCGCCGTAGGCGCCGAGCTGGCCGATTTCGATCCAGTCGCCTTCCTCCACATCCTCGGGCAGCATGAAAGGGCCGCGCATGATGTCGCTGGAATCGCAGGTTGGACCGAACAGGCTGAAGGCGGTGCCGGCCGCGTTGGTGATTGGCAAATCTGGGCGGATTAAGCGCGCTGGGAAACGGAAGCCGAGCGCGCCGGCATCCGACAGGGAGCCGAACACGCCGTCGTTTACGTACAGCATGTGGCCCTTGCGCAGTTGCACCTGCACCACGACGGACCCGCCGCCGGCGACCAGGGCGCGGCCGGGTTCTGCCCATAATTTTACGCCCGGCATCGCCAGCCGGTCGAACGCGGCGTGGATTTCGGCCATGAAGGTGGCAAGCGGCGGCGGGTCGATTTCCGGATAGGCGACCGGAAAACCGCCACCCACGTCGATGACGTCAACCGGCACACCGGCGGCGCTGATGATTTCGCCGGCGAGCGCCATAGCCTCGCGCCACGCCAGGGGGTCCATGCATTGCGAGCCGACGTGAAACGCCACGCCCAGTTGGCCGGCGCGCGGGCGGGCTGCGCGCAGCAGGGCCACGGCGGTTTCAAAATCCGCGCCGAATTTGGTGGATAGATCGATTGCCGCGACGAACCGCGGCAAGGCAAGGCGGACGAACAACCCAGGAGATGAGTCCCGCGATGGGATTTCGGCGAGGATTTTTTGCAACTCGGCCGCGGAATCGAACACGAAATCCCGGACGCCGTGCAGCCGCCAGGCGTCGCGGATCGCCGAACGGGATTTGACGGGGTGCATGAAGTGGATCGCCGCCTCCGGGAACAGGCGGCGGACCAGGGTTACTTCGGTGATCGACGCACAATCGAAATGGCGGATGCCGCCATGCCATAGGGCGCGCAGAACGGCGGGTTCCGGGTTGCATTTTACGGCGTACAGAACATCGCCGTTGAATGACTGCACAAAGCTGCGGGCCGCCGCGGCGATGCTGGCCGGGCGGATGCAGTGCAGCGGCTCTTCGGGGCGCAGCCTGGCGACCATTTCCGCCACGGAGGGTGCGGCGCCGGGTGGTGCGACATGCAGGGGCGGATGGCGGTGCAAAGGTGCTGCGGCCGCATGATTTTGGGTCGGGGTCAT